GGTTGTTGAAGTTGAACTCACTGCACAGATCGGAGCGAGTAACCGCGCCCTGATATCCTGCGCCGTTCGCACCGTTGCCGCCGTTGTTGCCCCAGCCCCAGCCGTTGCCGCCGAAAATCAGTGCGATAATCAGAAATGCGAAAATCCAAGAACCGTCGCCGCCCCACATGCCGGAGCCGTTGTTAGTGTTGCCACTATCGGAACCGAGAGCATAGCCGGTTGCGAAATCGTTATCCATGAATAAATCTCCTTTTCAGTATATATTTGAACGGAACCGCGCGTATTCCGAACATGACAAATTCACGTCGGATTTTTATTCAAGATTCCGAAACTGAAAAGGAACTATAAAAAATCGCTTGGATTTTTACAGTTGCGTATTTACTTGATGTTCATGCCGAACTGCTGTGCGAATTGATCGAGGTCGATTCCTCGTTCCTTTGCAATGTTCATTGCCATCTGTCGCAGTGCGTCCGGGCTTTTACCCTGCATAGATTTCATTAGGGTGCTCACCATAGGATTATTGCCGGTCATTTGGTTCAGCATCATCATAGGATTTCCGCCGTTCCTCATAAGCTGCAATACCTGCATCATTGGATTATTTACCATCGTTTGCACCTCCCAGTTGTTCACATAACTTGTTAAACCGTCGGATAAGCTCGTTGAATTCCGTTCTCGGAACATAATCTGACAAATCTATTTCCGCAGGTTTATTCGTTTCCGGCTCCTGTGCTCTGCGATACATCACAAAGTCAGCACAGCCGGTTTGCAAATTAAGCTGTTTGGTGTAAATCGCGCCGTGCGCCGTGTCCGGCATGATAGTAAGCGCACCGGAAAAGTCCGTCTGTACCGCACGCGCTTCCTCCACGCTTGCCACAGGTCGAACAATATGCTGTGGAGATTGCACTTGCTGTTGCATTGGTGTCTGCATTGGCTGTTGCGGGTACTGCTGTTGATACTGCGGCGTGTAGCCGGTGTAACCATAAGGATATGCCATTATCCCAGCACCTCCGTTGCGTGTTCGCTGATGGATTTACTTACCGCCTCTTTGTAGGATATATACTCCTCCAAGCAATCTGTGTTGCCTGCGTTGCGGTAAACTGCTACAATACGACGAGCGCACTCAGGGTCATACCCCATGCGTTCAAGTCTCTGTTCGTAACTCATGCGATCACTTCCTTATACTTTCAGTATAAGGTCTGCCGGGCGTGAAAACCTGTCACAAATCTGTCAACTTGCTGTCACAGCACGCGCAGCATTTTGCATTTGATGCTGTTCAACCGACGATGCACCGTGCTTTCACTCATGTGCAGCGTCATGCAAATCTGAGTAATGGAGCGCGCCGATGTTCGCAGATCAAACACGGCGCGTTCTTCTGGTGTAAAATTGCACTCACGCCGGAAGTATTCCACCTCCGGCCTTGTAAATTCCGTTAATTTCATGCGGTATCCCCTCGTTATGGTGTCACCGCATATCTTTCCCCTTGTATAAAAAAATCGGGTGCGACACACTTTCGCGCTTCGCACCCTATAAAAACACACCGTCCCACGTCCTCTACGTCTATACCCTATGTAGGTTCATAAGGCTTCGGGGAGCGCAGGAACAATGCGTTTTTTCAATCCTGATAGTATTATACCATCTTTTATGTCCGTCCGCAACTTAGCCGTAAAGGTGTGCACGGTCGTTGATAACCAGCAGGCGCAGCAGGTCGGTCGTCAGTGCCAGCTTGCCCTTATCGTCGCCCTGCAAAAAGCCCTTGTTCACCAACTTCTGCACGGTGTCTTTCGCCCACGCCGGGCATTCGGCAACGCTGTTGTATACTTTCTTTGCGCTTTCCGCTTTGCTGATCTCCTGCTTTGCGATTGCGCGGGTCTGTGCTTCCGTCATATCTTCAACCTCTTTCTCTGTCAGCATGGTTTTGAACTTCTCCCACAACCGAGGATCACGAATCCACGGTTCGGGACAATTTTTCCTCGTCACATCATAGTGACGGCACACGCGCGACACCGGAACATGGTACTTTGCCATCAGCTCACGGGTCAGCTTTGCGGCGCGCTTCATGGTAGCTTCCGGGATAACGTACACGCCGTTTCGGATAACGCTACACATTTCAATTCCAATAGAATTAGCGTTACGGCAGTCGTTATAGTAACTGCCGCCGCGTTCCCTGCCGCAATGCCATGCCGTGTCGCCGTCCTTTACGCTCTGCACGATTCTTGCCGTGTCCACGAAATAATGTGCGCTTGCGTTCAAACCGCCCTCACGCGCGAAATAATCCGCGTTATTCTGCGCCGTATCGCCGTTGCCGGACGTAAAGTGCAGGCAAATCCAGTTGATTGCAAACTCTCTGCCCTTGCGGTAGTTTCGTTCGTTGCACTGTTTGAATGGAATACTCATTTACTTTACTCACCCTTCTTCTTCGGTGCGGTGTAGGTCAGCGCCGTTTTGGAATCCGTAATGCCCGCCGTCGTCGGGTCGATAAACACGCTCAGCACCGCAAGGCACATGGTGCAAAGCTGCACCGGATTAGACAGCACCGAAACAATACCGTCCCACACAGCCGCCCAGCTCGTAAACGTCTGCGGGTCAACGCCAATGGCCGTAATCGCCACGCTGACAATACCAACCCAAAACCACGGGTTCTTCATTCGTACAGGGATATTTACCTTCATACTCTTACCTCGCAATATGGTCTATTGCAATTCCTTCTAAGAACTGCTCGTAATCCTTCGTCGTCTTTTCAATAGCCGCAAGTCCTGCTTCTACCTCACCGTTGCAGTGACCGCGCTTTAATGCCATTGCTACACCAACGGTAAGCTGACAGTTTGCGTTAAGCATTGCAAGCTGCAAGCGTCCCTCTTTGGCTCGTTGTTCCGCTCTCCGGTTTACCCGCTCCGCTTCTTCCTTTGCTCTCTTATCACGCTTGCCGGACTGCGCCGCCATAGCAGCGCAGATGATTCCGGCAACACCCGTGATAATGGTGCAGATAACCTCAGTCGGCATATCCCACCTGCTTTCTGCTATACTTTTGCGTGAGATACAGCTCCGTAATCCTGTATTTGCGCACCGCCTCGCGGATTTCTGCAAAGTCCTCACGCTGTCTGATGTGCTTCGGAAAAAACTCATCGACGATCATGTTCGGTGCAGCGGTGTTTTCTGCGCCCTTCATGTTACGCATCCTTGCTACCGCCGAACTCGGACGGTACAAGCTCGGGCAGACCGGAATCAATCAGAATTTCCGCCACCTGCTTTTTCAGTGCCTTGGGCACCGCATCGAACTCCGTCTTGCCGAGGATAACCCTCTGTGCAAAAAACATAGCCATCATAATTACCAACCTTTCTAAACGTCTAAAAATGTTCATTATTCTGCGTAAACCTGCATCGCCATCTCTGCAATGCAGTCCTCAATAAAATCACTGCGTTCGGTCGCGGCGTTAAGTTGTGCTTTCAGCAGCTTATTTTCCTGCTCCAGTTCTGCGTTGGTTTTCGGGATAACCGGCTTCGGCAGCTTCGCCTTGTCCGCCTCGATTTCCTCGACAGTGCGCTCGACAACCTTTCCGTCTACGAGTTTGTAGCGAAGCACTGCGCCGTCATAGAGTGGCTTATCGAGATAATGACTCTGCGCGAGCGAAAACTTATCTCCATAACCTTCATCAATTTTCGTCCATCCGGTAAGGTCAGCCGGGAGGGAATACTCTCCTTCAAGCCGCAAAACACGGCTTTCACTGTCGCAGAGGACGTATACACGGGATTTTGGGGTTTGCATGGTATGTCACCTCCTTATAGGTCGGCACCCAAATACAGGTAATTACCCGGCGCAAGATACGCATCGTAAGATGCTCCAGCTGTCACATTAGCAGTACACGCAAGATACATAGCACCAACTCCATTTGCATCTACCACAACCGATGTACAAACAGGGTTCGCATCGTCGCTATTCCGAAGAACCAACCGTCCACTAAGAATAGCTGCCGGGACTGCTCGCATCGTTACTGGAATAGGAACGACAATATTGCATGTGGACGAGTTTCTCGCTGTGCCGGTGCCGACAATTTCATATCCCGTACTACTGCCCAGCTTGACAAGGTACCTCTGGCATCTCCTCAGCTGCTCCCCGAAATCGGGGATTTCGTTCAGCACCCACTTTTCGTTTTCCTTGTGCGCAAGGGTTTGCGTGTCGCCCAGTTCGAGCTTGATGGCTTTGATTTTAACGTTATCGACAAGTGAGTTTATTTCACACTGAGTTTGCGAGTCCGAAAGTTTCTGAATATAGAAGCCAAGTTCAGACGAAAAGAAAGTTTGTGCTTGATTTACAGAACCGTTGTACACGAATGAGCCTGTTCGCAAAGTGCCATCTGACAGCAAAACCGAACCGGTAAGGGTCATGCCGATAAACTGGTCGAAATCAGCGAAATACTCCCCCCAGTATGTGCCGGATTTTTTCAGGCAGATACAGCCATCTTCGAGAGTTACAGCTCCACCAACGTCAAGCTTCCACCTATCCACCGTATACCCAGTCGTTGAATACTCCGTCTGCCCCCTCTGATTAACCGGATTGCCAAAGTACCAGTTATCCAACAAATTGGGGTTGATACCGCCGCCGGACGTTGTGGGGATTTTCGTCAATGCCTCAGAAATCAGCGTTGAATCCTCTGCACTGACCGGAATGGTATCACCTCGAATTTCGAGTTTTTCTCGCAGTTCAGCAAGCGTAGATGCACCAGAGATAATCTGCGCCGCTCTCAGCGTGGAGTCGATTTCTTCGCCGCTAAACTGCGATATGTAAGCATCAGGCATTACACAACCACCTTTCTTGTGAATTTCTCGTTGAAGCCCTTGCCATCGCGGGTGATAAGCCGTCCGGTAGAGCTTGCGCGGTATACGCGGTAGTAGATGAGGACACAGCCGGGCGCACCGTCGCCGCCGTTGGAACCGTTGCCGCCCTCTCCGCCGGAATGGCTCCACGTGTCTACAGCTTGCGTCAATCCGCCGCCGCCTCCGCCGCCGCCTCCGTGGCCGCCTCCACCACCGCAGCCGAGCATGGTCGGCATGTTCGGAATGATAGTTGCGTTGCCGCCAGAGCCGCCCGCGCCACCTTTTGCGAGCCATCCGTAACCTTTATGCTCAGGCGTGTCGAAATTCGTCCATTCCAAGCGTCCGGCATTGCCATCTTCTCCCGCGTTGCCCATAGCGGCACCGCCACCTCCGCCTCCGCCAGAAACGCCAATCTGACCGCCTGAGCTGCTGCCGCTTTTATACACGATGCCGCTTGCGCCCTTGCCACCTGCGTAGCCGAGGGCGTTTCCTCCGTCTTTGCCTGCACGAACCTTGTTATCACCGCTTGCATAGTTTGCTTCGCCGCCGCTGCCTCCATCTCCGCCCTTGATGCCGTCGTCTCCGACTTGGGCGTAAAACTGCTTGTTGACTGGGTCTGCAAAACCAATATCAGAAGATGAGCCGTTTTCAGAGGATAGCGAGCCGAACTTTGTTTGCACGCCAGACGTACCGGTCACGCTGCCGTCTGCGGAATATACGCCGCCTTTGCCGCCTGCACCAATTTGCACTGCGTAATCCGTTCCGGGCGTAACATTCATTTCAACGCTGTAAACCTTTCCACCCGCGCCACCTGCGCCTGCTATGCCGCCTTTGCCGCCTGCACCGCCGTTGCGCATGCTCTTGCCATCTTCGCCCTCACATCCGCTCGAACCGCCAGACCCTCCCCCAATCAGCACTGCACGAATACTCGTCACATTTTCTGGCACCGTCCAAGTGCCGCTCTGTGTCAGCACCTCCACAGTGTCGTAATATTCCTGCGCACCAATGTCCGGCGGGAAATAATCAACCAGCACACTTTCCTCTGCCGCAAGTTTACCGGATACCGTAATATCCACACTTTCAATGCAGCCGGAGACTGTGCCGCCGTAAGGATGTGCAATCTTCACTACATCGCCGGGGATTTCGCGTTTGGTTGCGATTTTGTAATTGATACGTTCGTTGTGGCTGTAATACTCGGCAAGACGTTCCGCAACAGCGTTTGCGTTTACCAGAGATACAAGCGTTGCGTTCTCAACCTTTACCGTGTTGTCCGACTGTTCAACCAGACTGCGGTTGCGGGTGTTTGTCGGGGTGATAATCTGCCGCGTAACATGGGTGTACTTCTTGCCATTCAGCACGCCGGAACCAGCGGTAACGATAGCGTAGTTTGCGCCGCTCTCTGTGATTTCAAAGCCTGTGGCTTCGAGGTTATAGCATGGGTCGCCAAACGTAATTTTATCGCCTGCCGACGTTGTACCCTTGAAAAGCTCCGTCGTTTCCGTTGCGCTCTGCGAATAGGCGTGCTCGGTTACGATAACCTCCGTAACCGGAGTTGCATATTCTACCGAGCCGCCCGCATACATTTCGCTTGCGGTAATTTTGCTGGATTGTCCGTCCCACAAACCCTCAATGCGGATTGCGCCGTTGTAGTCCACTTTGAGCGTTGCGCCGATAGCAAACAGCACTTGTGCAAGGTTTTCGCGCCGTGTTGCGATAGGCAGCCAGCCATACAGCTTGATATTTGCAATGTTAGACTTCACATAGCAGGTCAGCGGCTTGCAAATGTCCGTACACACTTCGCGCACGGTTTCGCCGGTATAGATACCGCCGTCATGGTAGGTTTCATCCAGCAGGCCAACGGTCGAGGTGCAGGTAAAGTGGTAAGTGTTGATAGAGGTGCGAGAGATTGTCTGCACATAAAAAATCCCCATCTGATTTCCGTCATGGTAGAAAGTCAGTGGGGTGTTACGGATAAACTCCGTTAAACTGGTATCATCCGACTGCACATCAAAAGAAAACGTGTCGATTTCCAGCGAGGCACTGTTCAGCGGACGCGCATAGTACGCATTTCCGCTGATTACATCGTGTGCATCGAACGTGCGGTCAAGATATGTAATTGTATTGGTTCCCATGTGTCACGTCCTTTGCGGTGCCATTGCGATAAACTGAACGGAAAGCCCCGTCCAGTATGCTTCTCCGGGTTTCTTGCGAATGAGGTTATCTTGTCCAGCAGTAACATATGCGTTAAACGTAAGCGTGCTCTGTGCATACGGAACAACAATTCTGTGACTGTCCTGCGGTGCACTCAGAACCTCGTACAGCGCATCGTAGTCGCCGTACTTGCCAACTGCGGGAAGAATCGTAATCTCGTAGTTGTAAAACGTACCGATAATGTCGCGAATCATTGCGCCGCTGAGCGTTCGCTCTGCGTTCTCGCCGTCAAGCACCTGAAATTTACGGGTAAGGCTTGTAACAAGGACGTTGTACTTCTTGCCGTCTACGGTAAGTTCCATTTATGCACCTCCTGTTACAAGACTTACGCCGCGCCGACGCGTTTCGCCGCTGTTGTACGGGCCGGTAATGCGTGCAAACTTCGCGCCGTCGATGTAAAGCTCGATAGGTTGACTGCTGTTTCCAGTGCCGCCGCGTGCATCCAGTGCCGCGTTAAACGCATCAATCATGGTAGACAGCGGGGTTTCCACATTCACGCCGCTTTTCTGATCGCCCAACAGAGCGAGAAATTCGCTGTTCGGGCTGATAACCGCACCATTTGCAAGGGCAGGAATGTCAAGCGAATACGCGGCAGTTGGAGAATCCAGCGAAAATGCGCTTAATCCGCCACCCAATGCGCCAACAAGCGACGAAATACCACTTCCAATGCCACTTCCAATTTTGCTAATCAGATTAAGGACAAAGGAAATAGCGTCGCCCAGTTTCGTAATGGTATCCGTCAAACCCTCAATAATAGAGATCACAGAAAAACCGATAAATTGAACGATAGGTTTGATAATGCTCCAAATCGTTTGCAGAATCGGAGCCAGCGCAGATACTACCTTATATATTGCCTGTAACGCCGCTGCAAGAAGATTGAGAACTGCCGGAGCGGCTTCTTCGATAGTCCAGCTCGCAAGCGGAAGTAAAACGTTCTCCCATGCCCATGCGAGGCCGTTCACAATCAGGTCTACAACCGGTTCGAGTGCTGCCATGAAATTGTTAAACGCCGTGACAAGAGGTTCAAAATTCAAACCACTTGCCCAATCCGCCGTTGCCTGTGACATTTTATCAATTCCGGCTAATACATCATCAATGATTTTGAGGATGCTCTCCCAAATGGCTACGCCATTCCCGTTGTATTCCCACGCAGATTGCAGGTTTTCAGCCAGTGATTTTATCGTATTCTCAATATTCGTGATGATGGAAAGAATATTCGAGAAAATACTTTCGCCTAACCCTGCATCAGTCCAAGCCGCAATAAACGCTTGACCGATAGAATTAACGAGGTTTACAACCGCCGTAATCATTTGTATCAAGGTGTTTATCATCGTTTGTCCGGCATTACCATCATTCCACGCGGCTAAAAACGCTTGACCGATTGCGCTAATTGCCTGAACCACCGTGGTAATGAGGGTCATAATGCTTTGCAGCATGATTTGTCCCGCGTTACCATCGTTCCATGCCGCAATGAATGCCTGCCCAATAGATGTGATAATCTGAATGATCGTGTTCAGCAAGTTCATAATTGCTTGCAACATCTGTTCGCCCGTGTTGTTCGTGTTCCACGCATTGGTAAATGCCGTTGCAATGGCGGTAATCAGATCGAAGATGGTTTGCAACAGCAGTTGAATATTGTTCAGCAACGCAAGGCCTGTGCCATTCGTCCAAACCGCCATAAACGCTTGACCGATAGCGGAAACCATGTCTTTCAGCGCAGAAAGAGCGTTCTTTGCGCTTTCAATAGTCTGCTGTCCGTACTGCGCCCACGAATCCTGAAATACTTTCCAGAAGTCAGTGAGCCATTTCGGTGTCTGATTTTTTGCTGCGGAATAATCCGTATCAAACTTAGGTGCGCTCGGATCGGTCGTGTTATTGCTGTTATTGGTTAATTTCTGGACTGTATCGAACGATGCAAGAGCCTTTTCAGCCTTCTTCGCAGACGATGCCGTGGAATCCAGTGCATCCGTTTGCTTGTTCAGTTCCTTTGCATTTTCCTGTGCCTGCTGTGCGGTCGTACCGAACACAGACGCGATAAACTGTGCCATCTGTGCCGTTACCTGTGCAAGAGCCTGCATCAACTTATTCAGCCACGGAATGATAGATTCATAGATAGGCTGAAACGCCGTCAGCAGGTTGCTTTTCACCTGTCCGAACGACTTTGCAAACGTATTGTTCGCAAGCAGAGCCTTGCCCAAACGGTCAGCCATTGCCGTAAGTGCTTTGGAAATCAAGTTGAAGAACAACGCGCCCGCAACGATAGATCGCAGACGCACACCGAACGACTGCACGCCGCCCGTTGCTTTCTTCATGGACTTTTGGCTGGAACGTCCGAAATTGGAGAATTTGGATTTGAGCTTGTCGATCGCAGCGCCCAATTTGCCGCCGAGCGAATTTTGCAGACTGCCGACAGACGTTTTCAAGCCAGCGCCTAAACCCGCAACAACTCGTTTCAGCTTAGCCATTTTGGAATTTGTCTGACTTACGAAGTCGTTCATTTCCGATTTGGAATGTTTCAGCCCGGCCTTCATGTTGTCTAACTGCGTGGTCTCATTGGCAAGGCTTTGCCGTACATTCTGACCGGCGCTGCTCATCGTGGACGATTGCTTGATCTCGGCAAGCTGTTGTTTCAGTTGTGCCGCTTTATCATCTGCGTTTCGCAGAGCTTCGCCCAATTTATCCGATTCAGCAACAAGCGAATTCAGCTTTTGCGCCGATTCCGAGAATTCCTCCTGTGGGATTGCGCCCGTTGCCGCCTGTTTCAGTTTGGTGTTGTAATCGCTCTGAGCCTTTTCAATCTCAGCGTTTACTTCATCCAACCGAGCAGCCAGACGTGCGGCTTCTTTCTCCGTTGCTGCAAGGTCGGCTTGCATTTTAATGCCCTTCGTGCCGCCAGCAGCTACCTTGTTCCACTGTTCAGCAAGTTTTTGTACCTTTGCGGCTTGTTTATCTACGGCGGCTGATTGCTTCTCAATGTCTTTCGTCATTTGTGCAATCTGCTTTTTCGCTTGTTCGTCGCTTACAGTAGCGTCGATTCTGATAGAGCCATCCGCCATTTATTCACCGCCTTTCTAATTGATCTGCGCCCAGAAAGCGTCAATAGCTTCCTTTTCCTCCTCGGAAAGTGCGGGTGCAGGGGTTAAATTACGTTTGAGACGTTCGTATTCCTGTTTCTGTTTTCCCTTCATTTTGCTTGTGTCCGTGCCTCTGATTTGCAGAGCATGAGACATTGCCGAATCTTCGTTAAGGCTTTCCATCATTGCCATAAACTCAAACCAGTGCAGATTGACCTTGTGCAGCTCAATGCCGAACGTCTGCCGGAACGATGCGTACAACCGTGCAGAATCGAAATCGAACCACATCATGCGTTTACCGCCGGGTTCAATCTCTCTATCGTCGCCACAGCGAACAAACCACTGTAAACCTTCCAGTGCAATGTCAATGGGCGGCATCCCTGCTCCGTAAAGCAAGGATAATGCCACCCATACACGGTCATTATCGCTTAAATCCGGGTCGTCCAATGCAAGGGAAATCTGAATGCCGATTCTGTAATCCGTGCGAATCAGATACCCCTTGTAAGAGCTTGGCAGGCGGTCGAGCAGCATGTTAAACACTGCCGACACGCTCCGCGCTGTACTTGCTCATGTTGGCTGCACGCTTCTCAACGTGGCTGTCAATGATGGGGGTAAGCTGTGCGAAGAAATCAAGGAACTGGTCGGAGGACGGAAGAACCGCACCAAACACCTTCGCGCAAGTATTTTCGCCAATCAGCGCGTCGATTTTGTCCCTAACGTCTTTGTCAAACGCCACGATATCGTCCAGAGTGTCCAGAACGTCGCCTTTCTTCTCAGAAATAGCCGTTGCCTTGTCTTTGATTTCATTCAGCAGGTCGAAAAAGCCTTTGACAAAGCTATCATCAGACAGCGGAAGGGAGATCGTCTCTCCCTTGTCGTTGACTTCAATAACCTTTACGCCGCTGTTTACGCGGATACTATCCATTCCTCGTTACCTCCTTATACGGATACGTTCGCAGTGAATACCGGTGCGCCGCCGGTGATCTTAACAGTGCCCGGAATCGGGTCGCCTACATAGTTCAGCGTATATTCCAGCGTCGGGGATTCGCCGCCTGCGCCGCCGTAGGTATCAACCTGTACAGATACTTCCTGCACCTCTGCAACATAAGTCGCAGTGTCGCTGTCACTGGTAGCATTCCACATGTCCACATTCAGCAGCCATGCGTGGGAATCTGCCAGAGTAGCACGAGCGCGACGCTTCTTGTCGATAAACTCAAACACATCGTCGCCCTTGGTGCACTGCTGAGAAACGCTCATGGTCGGCTGATAGCCGGTAATCTCAGTAGTTGCAGAATCAGAAATAATGTCCTGCTCGGTCTCGGTCTGTGCACCGTAGTCCGTAGATGCTTCGGTTACGTTCTTGCCGATTCGCGCAAACTTTGCAGCGCTATATTCGCCCATCTTATCGCTGGTATCCAGAAAGTGCGCAATCAGAGGACGTTTAATCTTTTCAGTTGCCATTTTTACACCTCAACTTCATAGTTAATGGTTAAGAGGATTTGGTAATCCTCGGTTAAATCTTCGTATCGAGCGATAAGCCCCGCGGGGGTCGTTCGCTCAACAGATGTGACGGTCATTCCCTCGCCGAGATCAGGCGGGTTTTCTTCCGCCCATGCTCCCAGCTCATTCAGCAAGGATTCAACGTCGAGACGTGCCTCGCTGTCGGTCGGCAGGGCGCGATACATCACGCCGAACGGGTACTGTGCAGCATATCCGCCGTCAATGTACTGTGCGGTTTTATACGCGCTCTGTACACTGGTAAGCATCATGCCTGACCGTTCCGGCGGGAGATATTCAAACTCGATTTCGGGAGCATAGCCTTTCAGCCATAAAAGTACAGCCCGTGAAACACCGTCTTGTTCACGAGCTGTTACCGTGTTCAGTTTATCATTCATCGGTCAAAATCTTGCACACTCCTTTCCTCCAGTGTCCCTCGTTCACCGCGCGGCTTGCCTCAAACCAGTGCGATTGCGCGTGTCTGTGCACCGCCTTACTGTATTTAAGGTCGCGCTCGGTCAACACCTTGCGCACGCCCTTAGGCGCAAATGTGCTTCCTGTTGCCGGGTCGATCATAACCTTTCTGTAATACTGAAAACGTGCATACGGCGAGGCATACACGATGGTACGCCCGTGCCGCTGCACGTTCATTGCCAGCACTTTGGTTCGCGCCGGAACAAACGGGTCGGTGTCCTTGATGATTTCCTCTATGAGCCATGCGTTCGCCTTATTGACACGCTTATCCAGCACGTTCTTAGGGAGTTTCAGCGCCATAGAATAACGAATCATCTGCCGCCCACCTCCATATGCTGCATAGACGGTGCGCCGTAGTCGTACAGCGATATGCTCGTTACACGGTATGTCTCGTACGCTTCCCGGCATTTCTGATAACTTCCCATGTCAGGCACGTCGCCGCGGGCGAAATAGTCCTTTTCAGCGGACAGTACCAGCGAACCGGCGACAAACAGCGGGATGTGCAGCGTTACCGTGTCCGTGCTATTGAGCGCGGTTTTGCTCGCCGCTGTGCCGCGTGTGGATTCCAGCAATACGCCAGACAGCACTGTGCGCCCGGACGGTTGGAAAATCGTCACTGTATGCGGTAATTTCATGCTGTCACCTTTGCCCTTTCAAACTGTGTCGGCAATTCTGCCGCTTCGGAAAACGCCTTGTATTCGCGCCGTAACGCTTGCAGACGTATCTTTGCATTGTCGGCTTGCTCGGTATCCCCGGCAGCTTCAAACGCCATTCTGCGCCGTGTCTGCTTCCGCATAGCTGTTTCCAACTTGCGCTGCATCTGCGTCGCTTCGTAGGCGGTATAAGTCTTGCCCTGATACTCAAACGGCGGCGGGTCGATGTTCTTTAGTTCATCGTCCGTATAGACGCGCTCGGAAACGCCCTCCAAAAACGGATGCCGGTGGTGTCTACAGTTAGCGCCCTCCAGACCGTCAACCTGTCCCAATCCACAAACCTTGTAGATATTCGGGTACTTGCTGCCGTCTTTCGTGGCATATACCTTGCCTTGCCAGCGCTTATGATTTGACCAGACGTGCGGTTTGTCCTTATCGCGTGCTCCGCGATGGGCGGTCACTTCGTATAAGTCGGTTTCCAACACCTCAGCCGCTTCTTCGGCATACTTGGATGTAACCTGATTCAGACCGGTTACAATAGCACGCCGCGCCGCAACGTCAGCATGGTTCATCCAGCCGGACGCATAATCAACAGTGCGGATACCGCTGTCAGCCAGTTCCCGAACAGCATCTTCAAGCGCCTGTTGCACCGTAAAGCCGCCGGAGTACACCTTCATTTCTGCCTTATCAAGCACAGCCTGATAGGCTTTAGCGATAGGGCGGAACACGATTTCGCCGTTCGTCTGCACAGCAAAACCCAAAGAACGGGTAATGTTGCGGTACTCATCGAGCATTTGCTTGCGAATCAGTTCAATTTCTCGTGCCGTCACGATTTCAAGTGGCATTGTAATACCTGCCTTGTCGGACAACTCGCCGTAATACTCGCGGTTTAGCTTTACCGCACGGTCAAGCGCGCCCTGCACTTCCTCCGTGCTGGTCTTGGTATGATTTGCGATACGCCGTTCGATGGTATCCATATCCAGACCATAGGTTTTCAGCGTGCGTATGTCGTTTATCGTTACCTCGTTCAGTTCGTCGGTCAACTTGAAGCGGGAGCAAATCTCACGCAACAGGTCATCTTCCATTGCGAGGATTGCTTTCACAAGCGGTTTAGGCGCGTTTTCAAGGTATTCCGGAGTAATAGGATACTTCATCAGCCGATACCGCCATAGAGTAAGCCAGTACCGCACAAATACTGTGCGATAAGTCGTTTTTGCCGATCTTCAATGCTCTGCACCTGTGCAGCAATAGCAGAGTTAGCGCCGTAACTGCGAGACCACGAGCCGACACTCTCAGAGGATACCGCGCCGCCGTCTGTAGAAAAGACGGCGGATTCTGCGGTTTCCTGATTGTGCATGACTTCTGCCAGTGCACAGTTAAGGCGTTTTACTCGGTGCATTACAGTGTCGCTCAGAACGCCGTCAGAGCGTCCGAGCGTTGCGCAAGAGATAATATCCGCCGCTCTCCCTGCTACGCGGTCGTAATCCTTCTCATCAATCAGATTACCCTTGTAACAGGTGCGGTAAAAGTCATAGTTTGCGTACACGGCGGATTGCTCCTTTCTTTACGACGGCAGGGTTACAGTTGCAATGTACAGGCCGTTCGGGTCGGGCAGAACCGGGATAAACATGCCGGATGCCTTAGTCCAGATTGCAACCGGGTCAGGGGTCTGCCACTGGGTCATGGTGATGTACTGGTTCTGCGATGCAGCAGTAAATGCGCCCTGTGCTTCCTCTTCCGGAGTTACGCCCCACAGACCAGCGCCGAACGAACCGTTTGCCATGGTTGCGAGGAACGCAATCTTGTTCTTCGGGAAGTAGCGCTGAGTGGTCAGCGTGCCGTCTGCCTTTTCGTAGTTGTAAACCTGATCGTTTACAGTGATGCGCTCGATGCCGAACAGACGGGAGAACAGGCTCGTAATCTCGTCCTGAGTTGCCAGACGACCAGCGAAAGCAGAGCCGAACAGCGCGTTCTGGATAACAGCGCTCTTAGCAAGCAGGCTGAGAACAGCAGAGCTGGTGACGATCTCACGCAGCACACGACCGGTTGCAATAGCAGCGTCGCGCACGCCCTGAATATCGTCGAGGATGGTCTTTGCCTTTGCCTCGGTAGACCAATCGAAAGCCTTGTTCGTATGGTCGGTCGGAACGCCGAAGTCAATAGTGGTATTGACGTGGTTCTCGTTGATGGTCATCTTGCCGGTTGCAAGCAGCTCCTGCTTTGCAACCTCGGTACGGGTCTTTACACCCTCAGCCAGACGTGCCATATCGTCAAAGATATAGTCGAGAATCTCGTTGTTGGTGTTTACGCCGTGGTTGCGGAGCAGGCGGACACGCTCGGAAAGGTTGATCTTGCGCTTGATGAGCAGCTTCTCAACGGTTACGATGCTTGCGGTCGGGCGGGAGCCGATCTGTGCCTCTGCGTCGAGCGCGTGCACGGTTGCCATGGTCGGCAGGTATGCACTGTCAGACATAGCGAGATACTTTGCGGTGATATTCTGGGTCTTCTGGTCGGGGAACAGACGGTCGCCGGACAGTTCCGGGCGTGCAATGTTGAAATTCTGACCGAAGTCCAGCAGTTCAGCTTCTTTCAGCAGTTCTACAAATTCCATAGGTTATTACTCCTTTACGCTCTGGTGGTTTCCGGCGCGTCAACAAAAACAACGCCGCTCTTTTCGAGGGTGGACTTTGCGCCAGTCTTGGAGCTATCGTCCGCGCTCGGCTGTGCGGGCAGGCGGTTTGCATATACACGGCCAGCAACAATAACAGCAGCTACACGGTCGCCGTTGGTTACGTCCACATCCTCAAACACAATGCCCTCTGCGGTGTTGTCGTTCAGCGGGAAGATAGTGCCCTGCTTAACAACCTTCCGATTGCCATCAGCAGTGCCGAGGGTTGCAGGAATGAGACGGGTCTTGGTAATCAGACCAACTTCGCTTGCGAGGATAGACGGCTTGCGTGCACCGTCAGTTTTGTTTACATAAGTGCCCATAGGTTATTTACTCCTTTCCCTTGGGTGCGAACTGTGCGGAATACCGCTGTGCAGCCAGACCGGCAGCACTTACCGCATGCGGTGCGGGATTCTGAATCGGATTTGCAAACGTCGGAGCAGGTTTTTCGCTCTGAAATGCCGCCGGGTCGGATTCCTGCTGCTTCTTGCAGTAATCGTCAAAGCCGGTCAGCGTGCCGTCCTTCATTTCCAGTTTGTTTGCGGTCAGGTCAGCGATAAATGCCTTTTCTGCCGCCTTGGAGGTAAACTTGATACCCTTTGCCGTGATACCGGCGCGTACTGCGTCCGCATAATCGCGGGCATCGAGCTTGCTCTGAAATTCTGCGGTGTCGGTGTCGTACTTCTTCTGCAGGGTGTCGAGCTTGGTCTTCAAGTCGTCCGCGTCACCCGCATTCTTCTTCAAGTCCTCAATGTCCTTGTCGCGCTGGGTGAGCTGCTCGCGCAGGTCTGCAACGTCCTTCTTTGCGTCTGCCGCCTGCGACTTGTATTTCTCAACGTCCTTGCCGTTCAGTGCAAAAACCTTATCTGCCTGTTCGTCAGTCAGACCGATTTCTAACAGTTCTTCTTTCTTCATGTGTGTACTCCCTTCAGATTAGGCGTTTTAGGTGGTCGCCGTCACCGATCTGCCTGCACTTTTAGGCTTGCAGGATAGCCAATTTTCGTAGTTTAATGCCGTTGCGGGCATGAAAAAAGCGCCTTGTGGCGCTGGATTCACTTTATCAAAGTGTGCTATGCGATTTTCAAAACCGATTATTCGATTTTCAAAGTTGTTCGATTTCGTCCCAAGAAACGCAGCCGATTTTGATTTCTACGTCACGTTCAGGCGAAATAACCAGCTCATAACGTGCTGTGGGATTTGCTCCAAAAACCGATTCGCAGAACGTCTGTTCGACAGAGATTAAATCGCCTTCATACCCTCTGCACCTTACGCGGGGTAAATAATTGTGTTTATCCATGTTCCGTCCTCCTAATAGCCGGTCATTTCTCGTCATCTATTAGCTTTTCAGCACCCGGCATCATTGCTCTCGCTTCTTCCTCGGTTACGCCGTACTTCTTTGCAATGTACAGCTCGCCGCGAATAAGACCGGCAGAAACGTCATTGCGCATATCCGCAAGTTCTTTCTGCTTGCTCTCGGTGTCCTGTACAACGCCGTCGCCCCAATCACACTGCAAGTCCCAATCGCCAGCAGGTGCAAGGCCGTAAAGCGTGGTGTATACGTCCATGCCATACAGCAGGCCGTTCAGAGCGTGTTCAAGTGCCGCCTGCGTATCCCTCACGGTGACGTACATTGTCTGTTTACTGGATACGATCTCGGTTGCGGTTGCGTTTACCGTCTGCGGGTCAGACAGCGTCCCGAAAGACAAGCCGCAGTTCAGCTCGATCATCTTCAAGGTGTCTTGGAAGCCCTTGTATAGTGCATCGTTGCGGAATTCCGGTGAAAACTCCTGATAGAAGTCTACGTCTTCAAACGGCATCCGGCGGAACAGACGGTCACGGAGCAGCGGGTTCGTGTGCGATAGTCCGTGCTCATCTACAACGCGCTGTGGAATCGCAGAATCACTCATCAGGATACGGCGTTCGCCGCTTTCATATTCCCACATGAGCCGCTCCCACTGCTGGTCAGCCTGCCGGATGAGGTCAACTGCTGCGCCGCTGTAAAGCGACACACCGAGCGGGCTTTCCGGCTCGATGTTGTTTGCAATCGGCACTTTGAAAAAACCGAAAAGCGGACGTTCTACGTTCTGAATCGTCGTTTCCGGTGCAATCTGTGCCCAGTCCTCTACAGTATTCAGCGGTACTTCCGAGCCGATACTACCGTTCTTGTCGGAGTTGTACGCCTTGTTCTTGATGGTGTACACGCCGCTTTTCAGTTCGTGGTACTCCAATTTGGTATAATATCGGTTCTTTTCTCGCTTGGTATCCGCGAACACTGCCGCTGTGATTTCGCCGTTGCTGTCAACACTGACCGGGTACGCGCTGCCGACTGTGTTAAAGTCCACAAGCACACGGTTCTCTGATACAAACGGCTTGTAGAAGAAGCCGCCGACCGAGAGGCCCTTTTCAACGTCAATTCGCATGTGTGGAATCATACCGCGCAGGCTTTCGTTTAGGAACTCTGCTCGTGCGCTGCCATCAACAGTGATGGTGCTTTCAATGGTGGTTGGGCGTGCTACTGCTCGGCAGATAGCCGACGGCAGGCCACAAGACGTAACATTCCGGTTGCCGTGCTGACCGAGCCACTCGGCATCGTCCATATACATCCGTCGCCACAGGTCAATGTTTGACTGCATCGTGGAATCATAGACCGCCGTCGCCCCTGTCAGTTCTTCAATTTTGTTTGCCGGAATCATTGCTTGCCTCACCGCCTTTATTAACTGCTTCAACCGTTCAAACATTCACAAGCCCCCTTGCTCTAACCTCTCGGCGCACTATCGTCTGGAAGTAATAGCGCGATGCGTCCATATCATGGTCAAACTCCTTGATAACCGCATCTTCGGGGGATTTATCGTCCCACATATACATGCCGAATTCGTCGATTGCTCCGGTACAGCTTGCATTGTACTGTGCATAACCAGCAGCAAGCAGCGTTCCCATCAGGCGGATACCGTCAAGCACGCTGTTGTCTGCGTCACGCACACGGAATTTACCGTGTCTGCGGATTGTTTCCTTGAACGATGCAGCCGAGGGGTCAATAATGATCGCCTCGATATACTGACCGCCGACGAACGTTTCAAGATCGGCGTAGTATTCCTCATCTGTTTTCTGTTTCTTCTCCTTGCGGCTGTCGTGCCGATACGCACGCACGCAAGTTGATTTGCAGGTCATTTCATCAAATCGCCAAAGCTGGAACACGGTCGGGTTAATCGTGCCGTAGTCACAGGACACAAACCAGCGATTGCCGGAACCTTCACCATCCGTAACGTGCAGTTCGGTCGAGAACATAGGATAAACCAGACCCTCTGCAACACGTCGCATACCGAGGATATCACGCTGATACCAGATACTCTTGCGGTCGTATGTCGCAAGGATTTCTTTCAAGCGTTCATCCGATACAGAAAGGTTGTCTGCAATGGTGAAATGTCCGTAGTTGAAACCGTAGTTTGGGTTCTCCCGCTGCTTCTCCATATGGAAGTTGAGCACGTCTGTGTAGTACGGGTGGTTCTCGCCCTTCGGGTTAAGATCGTGATAAATACCACGGTCGCCGCTCGTCATGGTACGGTCAAAGACTTCCTGCACAAACTTAGGGTGGCACTCGTTTACCTCGGTGATATACGCAAGGCCGTAAGTGTTGCCCTTGATGTTCTTCTCGTCGCCGTCTTTACGACCGCCGGATACAAGCACGATCTTCTCAGCGCCGTTCCGCGTCTTGACGTAGATGCAGTCTCGGTTCTGGTACTTACCTACCCGGCAATTCTGCTTGCCGAAATAGTTAATCATGCCGTAACCGTCGCAGTCGATGATATTAAGCATTGCTGACGCAGTAGAAACGCCTGCAATGAGGTGAAATCTGTTCGGGTGCTTTTCCAATCGAGCGCAAAACGCCGTTGTTTGCAATACGTTCTTACCGCCACGCTTGCCGCCCTCGGCCACGTTGAACCAGCTATGAAGGGATTTATAGAAATAATCCACTTGTTTTTTCGTGAACGGTGCGGGGATATTATCCATCTTCAAAATCCTTTATGTCTCTGTCCGGTGCGGGCTTCATCAGCATATCAACGAGCGGCTGCACGCCGTTGTCGTTGTCGCTTTCCATCGGCGCAGGGGTATCGCTCTGCCCGAGGTACTGCCTACCTAACCAGATCAGCATTTGTATATTTCCACCTTTAGCCGCCTGTACCTGCCAGTGTCTCAAACGCAAGCGCATCTGTGACACGCCGCGCACATAAGCCGCCCTTACATCCTTGCGATTCAGAAAGTTTCCTCTCGCAAAGTCCAGAGCGTCCGCAATGTCCGCTTGGGTATTGCCCTCTGCGGCAAGTTCTTCGACGGCTCCAAGATCAATTACTTTCTTCGGTCTGCCTCTCGGCATTTCCTAACCTCCTTTCACCCAATAGAAAAGCACCGAGACTTCCCCGGTGCTTTGTCTGTTGAGTTGTGTTTGCTTAGGTCGAGGACGAGCGAGCGCCACGAGCGCCAGCCGCACGACGGCCAACCGCTACACTGCGGCGACGAGCGCGGCCGGAACGGCCACGGTTTGCCAGTCTACCACTGCCATAACCACCCATGCTTTTCACCTCCTTTCAAATATACAAAAAGGACTATCTTTCGCAGATAATCCTTTCCGTGTTTTGTTAGTCTCCTATAATTCTGCTCAAATATTCTTTTGAGCCTTTGCCGATTCGCGCAAACTTCATATCTTCGGTTTGAATCGGACGCTTGACCGCCCGCGCGAATTCCTTGCCTTCGATATACTTTAGATCGGTATCGAATTCGAGGGATGCGAGAAATTCCTCTTTCTGCGCTCTGCTGGTAAAGCAGATACAACACCAATATTCAGTGTCGCACATATCGCGGAATCGCTTGTTCTCAGCGCCCATGCGCTCACGGAAACTCTTTTCTACGTCTCCCAGCTCATCGAGGCACTCGCTTTCGAGCTGCTCTAATTCAATGTGATCGTCTTTTGTTTCCTTAACTTCGTCGTCGTTCCAATATCCCATTACAGTTCGCCCCTCCTGAATAACTCCAACTCTGCCAGCGGGAACCATGTGATAATCTTCTCGTAGTCCCGCGGGAAATTCTCCTTGATCGGCTTCAAGAACCGATAATCAATACCATCGAACGTTCTGCCGAACAGCTTGTAGTCTACCGGCAGCCGAACACCGCTTGCATCAAATTCGCGCAGCAGGTCGGCTTTTACCCAGTCGAACACCGGATAGAATCGCTTTGCATTGTGGTTGATCGCTCCATGTGTTTTCATGGCGATACGCCGCATAGGGCTATCTGCCATTCTAACGCCGGTCGCAGTGTATACGCATTCCGGCAGTCGCTTGCATTCGCGGATGATCTCGCCAATTTCGGCATCGTCATATTCTTCGCCGGGCAAATCCAGCGCCTCGATCTTGGTTACATGCTCCGGCGACTGGAAGACCAGATTTCGCAGCAGCCGGTACAGTGATCTGTGCGGCAGTCTGTAAATATGAGTTCCGAAAAAATCCTCATAGTACGCAAGGCTGTTTTCGATAAATTCCAGACCCGGCACAGTGTAACAATAATACGGGATTACATGCTTGAAATACTTCTTTAACTGCAACCACGCTGCAATGCTGTCCTTACCTGTGGAAAATGCTAATATCGCGGTATCGCATTCCTCCGCCATAGTACGGCACAGGCTTTCGCCGCTGCTTGCATCTACTCTATCATACACTACGCTTTGTCCTCCTTGTCCTTGTCCATCTGGACGCGCACAGCGCCCAATATGTAGGTACTTACCGCCTTGCCTGCATCGGCTGCGGCCTGCCTGATCTGTGCGCCCTCCTCTTTTGTTGGACGCAATGTGATTGCATCTCTGCGCCGGTTGTATTCGGTGCTTGCCTTCTTCTGTGCTTCTGTGCCTGTGTACTTTTGTGCTGCCATTATCAGCCCTCCTTGTACACATATCATACTACTTTTGCTCTCTCTCAGTCTACTGACATATTGCACAAATCAGTCAACTGATATTTGTGCAGTTTTCCTCTTGTTTATGTCAGTCTACTGATATATACTATAGTCACAGCAAAGGGAACGAACACCGAAAGGAAGTAATCAATATGACCACCACAGATATTTTCGACCTCATCTATAAGCGCTTTTGCACGGAGTACAGCGACAGCAGCCGCGGCAATTGTGAGCGCTGCCCCCTTTACCGCCCCTGCGCTATGTGCGAATGTATGCCGGATGACTACTGGACCTTGCCGGATGACAAGGCGGAGCAGATTTTTAAGCAGGGGCTTACCGAAGCCCTCGCCGCTTACGATGCACAGCGCTAAAGGTTCTCGCGGGTTTACCCATAAAGCCCGCACCCATAAATTTTTATTTGGAGGTACGCACCATGAACACCATCAAGCACACCGAGTACAAACACAACGGCCGCCGCGTTATCCTCGACACCTGCGAACTCGCGCCGGGCAAATACGAGACTATGCTCCTGTACCCCAACGGCCACGAGATTGCCTGCCGCACGGCACGCACCCGCGGCGGAACATATTGACACTACCCCGCACATCGGGGTACAATTATCACAACAGCGCAAAACCTAAAGTCCTGCATATCGGACTTACAACGTGATACACTATTCACAACAACAAACAAGGAGGAAAAAATATCATGGCAGATTTAAGAGTTTGGGACAACGCAGGCAACATGATTCCTAACAAAACCGTACAGGATTGGATTGATTTTTACACGGCGCAGGGCTACAGCGGCAACTTTTTCATCAATAAAAAGTGCTATGATTTCTTCACTCTTTCCGTCCGCACCCCCTACGATGTGGACAAATCCAAAGTTGTAACCAAAATCGACAACGGTTACTACGGCACGCCGGGCATTATCACCGAGTAAAGGAGACAGCAAAATGAAAATTCAAGTAGTGAAAGACTACACGACGAATTTTGAGGGCGATGTTTATACCATCGACCTCAGCCGCAAATTTGAGGGATTCGAACCCGGAGATTTGATCTGTTATGCTTGTCCGTTCTCGCCTGCTATACCGCTGCAGCTCGAACTTGCAATTCGTGCAGACGGTTCTTTGATCTTCCGAAGCTGGAAATTTATCGAGGGCGAAGGAAACCATTACCTTCACACGCGCGAGCTTTCCGAGGCCGACCGCAAAGGCATCCAAACGCCATTCATTCCAACCGAAGCGCAGACCGATACCGTGAACGGCCTGTTCTCAGGCCGCATCAAGTTTGAAGGTCTAAAACTTGCGGTAGGCTCTACTCTCCAGCGCATTTGCCCTATCGACTTGCAGCGCGAAGAAAAGCTGACCGGCGAAAATATTTATCTTGCCTGATTGTAAATACCATGACAAACCCCGCTCACCAAAGCCATAAGGTGAGCGGGGTTTCCCATTATACGACTGTTTCGGTTTTGCAGGACTTGCACCCGCTTTCAGCTCTATGCAAACCGGTATACCTCCCTGCGGAGGTATGGGCGCTATCGTCGCGTCTATACGTCGGGCTTTTACCGACGGTTTCCCGGCTGTCCAGAACGGTTGTATGAAATCCAGAGAGGTATTACCTCACTTTCGCAAGTTTACTTGTGTTTCCGTCCTGATGATTAGGTTGTTTATTGCAAGAGATAAACAGACTGGTGCTCTTTCGCGGCGTGTACTTAGCCACCCGAAAGCGCCGTATCGGCTTTGTAACTTTGTTAGCAAACTGGTGTTTTGCTCTCGGCTCACTAAGTCCGTGTGAGTGCTTATCCAGTAGCACTCGCCCTCTCGATATAGGCTGTTCGGCGTCTCTGTCCGTCGTGTCACGCGTCTCTATCGGTGCGTAATCCGGCTGATTTCCTTTTTAGGTTACAGCGGGGAGCGACCCCGGTTGCGGCGTGCCTGCAAGCACCCGCTGAACTCTGCAAAGCCGTTGCAGCAGCTTCACAGGCGTTCGGAAACAGATTGTCCGTCTTTCCAGACTGTCAGAATATTATCGTCCTCGTTGGAGGCGTTGTGCTCCCTCCACCTCATGCAGTTTCGGGAACAGATCGCCTTGCACGTCGTCCATCATGCAAGGCTTGCAAAAGTCCGCCACGTTGCCCTTGGCTAAAAAGGTTCTGTACGTTACCCGTCCGACCTCACGCAGCCATCCGGGCATGTTTGCGGTGCCTGTTTCCCGTAGGCACCGCATTCCATTCTCATTGTAGCGTAAATGTTATTACTCCGTCACCCTCATGCAGGCTTTGGAGCATATCGGCGTGCCGCGCAAAAAGACACGCCGAAAGAATAGAAAGGATAATCAATGCCTTCGTTCCGCGAAAGGCGTTTTGCTCCTCTGCCCTCATGCAGACTTTGGAGCAGGTCAGCGGCAGGTCTCCCCACCGCTTTAAGTAGGTGTTTGGGGTTAAACAGAAAGGCTTGTCACCCGTCAGCCCTCACGCAGGCTTTCGGGCGTGTACCCGCCTTTCGGCGGGCTGAAAGCGGAGGAACGAAACTCCGTGATTCCGCCCTTTAGGGCTTTTATCACGATATCATTATACCACCATGTTTAGTATTATTGTGTATTGTGTTTTCCACAATGTTATGCACAGCCTGTGCGTATCCGCTCCACTGCCTGTAAAGCTCTTACATGCATTTCGCCCTTCACATGGGATTCGCTGTAATTCTGGTTACGCGCCACGTCCCTCCATTTGCATCCGTTTACATACCGGTCGGTTAGCAACGTCCTGAGTTCGTTGCTCGGAACTTTTGCAATCGTGCTGATAATCTCAGCCCGCACCAGAGCAAGCCGCTCCTGCTCTCGTTTGATTTGATTGTTCAACTCAATGTACGCATCCGCCTTATTCGCAGTAACATCACCGCCACCGCCCGGCGTTTCCTTAATAGTCGCCGTTGCACTCGTCGCTCGTGTCCATGCTTTTACACGAGCGTTTTCCAACGACGCAATGTTGTTCTCGATTCCTACGGCACGCAAAAGCCATTCTTTAGTCGTCGTGTGCCACTACCTCCTCCATGCTGTGCTGTGTATATCGCCTACGACGGCTGATTCTCGCCGCCTTGCGGACGCAACCCACACCCGGTTCACATCCGCGCGATTTCCCCGTGTCGATCAAATAATGACACGCCCATAGCTTAGAGCCTT